CCCAGTAGTAGCGCCGCCTGCGTTGCTGGTGTCAATGTTTGTACCGCCAGTGTCTACAGTTGTGCCGCCGCTAGTAACGTTGCCCGTGGTCCCGGTAGTCCCGGTAGTTTTCTTTTTCGCTAAATCCTCGTAGGCTTTTTGCAAAGCTGCCAACTGCGTGCTTAAAGCAGAGTAGTTGCTGTTTAACGTAGAGTAGTTGTTGTTCAACGTGGAATACTGGCTAGACAAATCCGTTAGCTTTTCATCCGTATTCTTTTGGAAAGGTATTCCAGCTTTGGTTAAAGCGGCTGCGTCATAGGTCGAAATGCCATTAGCAATCATTGCCGCTCTGCCTGCAGCAGTTAAAGGCGTGTTCGTCTCTTGTAGCAAAGACAAATTACCGACACCGGTGTTGGCAATGGTATTGGCGTACTTGGCTTTGTCTGCTGCGCTGATACTGGAAGTATCAAGCTGGCCTCCGCTTTGCGCGTACTTTGCAGCTACCGCGTTGTAGCCGCCGTATTTATCAAACTCTGAAGTCGGTGCTCCGGTTGTCATCGACCGTTGCATCAAATCTCTTGCTACATCGGTTGTTAAAGCATTGCTAGTATTTGCAGCGGTAGTTGGCACGGTAATTCCTTTTAAGCTACTTAAATCAAAATCAGGAAAGTAGGCCTTGACATCGGCTTGCGTTATGCCCTCTGAATTAATGTATTTCTGAACGTCGGCGGCATCGCCCCTGTTGTATTTACTGGCCAGTACTGAGGCCGTTATTCCGTTTATAGCCATGATTGCTCCTTCTTAAATTCCTGAGCCAGTCTGTAAAGCCAAGTCGCGCTCAGCAGCAAACAGCTCCTTACGGCTGCGCTCCTTCATAGCGGTGTCGGCCAATTGGGCCTTGATCTTTTCAAGGCTGATGTTCTGCGAGTTAGACAGCTTCAGCATCTCGATCTCGCGTGTCATCTCCAACTGCATGATGTGCAGGTCGGCCTCCTGCGCAGCAATCTGCTGGCGCACCTGAAGCTCTTGCAAGTCGCCTTGGTTTTGCAATTGAACTTTCTGCATCTCAGCCTGTGCGCGGACTTGGGCCACAGCCATGGCTGGGTCTGGCGCTGGGCCCTGAGCGGCTGCCTGCTTCTGTGCTTCTTTGATCTGCTCGATCTCTTCCTCCGGCTTAAACACTTCGGCCGGGTCGATGTGCTGGGCCTGCAAGGCCTTCTCGAATAGCTTCTGTGTGTCGAGGTACATGCCGTAGATTGGGTTGGCCCCAGCGGCAAGCAGGTTCAAGAACGATTGGTTCTGTATGTCACGGACCACCAAGGCGCTTGAGCCGCGAGCGTCGATTGTGAAGTCGCCCTTGATCTCTTCGTCCTCGTTGTACATCATGTTGTAGTCGTAGTACCGGCGGATGTGGGGCTTGGTGACCATGTCATCAAACTGTTTGACGAGCCTGCGCAAAACCACGTTGGCGCTGTTCATCAACATTTGCATGCCACCGACAGTGTCTGGCGCTGCTCCCTTCTCGCCTTGCATGATCGTAGGCACGCCGGTCTCAGCGTCTGCCAGCTCGGTGGCCATCTTGATAATGCCTGCCAACTCGGCTTGATGAGAATTAAATTCAAAGGTTGAGAACGCCTTGCGCACGTCGTCGATGTCGTCGGTCGCATACCAGATCTTGCGGGCAGATAGCTGCCACTGCTTGTCCGCTGGCTGGATGGCCCCGGGCTTGATGACGATCTGTGGACCGCTGGACACGCCGGCGTTGTCCATCATTTGGCGCCATGCTGCGTTCAAGACTTTCTGCTGTGAACGCATGAGGTACGGGATGCCGTAACCCCACATTGAGCCCGCAACCTTTTCCCAGACGTAGAAGTCGTAGGGTATGTCGCCGCCTTCCAGTGGGTTCATGAACGCCTTGACCACCGTGTTGTTGATCATGACGACGCACGCGCTGATGCTGCGCAGCTCGTCCTTCTCGCCCACGGATACTCCCGCAGACTCAAGGTCGTCGTGGTCTACTTCACCCCAATAGGTCCACATCTCGTAGGTCAAGCGGGCCATGTCGCGCTGGTCTTCGTCGGTCATCTCGCGCAGTGTGGCGGACTGCTTAGGTCCCTCTTCCAACACTTTGCGCAGCTGGTCTTTCAGGAAGCCGGGCTGCTTGGCAAGATCGCGGATCTGTTTGGCCGTAACCTGTTCGCGCTCGTAGATGCCTTTGCCGTTGTGAATGTTTTCGCCACAACCGGGATCTGGCCAAACATTGCGCGGGTCAACGCGGAACGAAGCAGGGCTGATCTCTTGCACGATCTCAATCTGGTGGATCGTCTGGCCCGTGCTGTCTGTGATGGGCTGCCACGCCTTGCGCGTGCGGTTGGTGACGATCGGACCCTTGACTACGCCAGTGCCAAGCACGGCGGCGTCGTGAATCATTTTGCGCAACTCGCCGTTGTAGTTGCATTCGACCAGCTGATCTTCGATCTCGGTCTGCATGGCCACGGCCTTCTTGTTGGCCATCTCAAGCACGGCCTTGACAACGTCACGAACGCGGGCAGGCTGCCCGTCTTCGGTCATGACTGGCTGGCCTTGTGGGTCCATGGCCATCTTGTTGTCTTTGCTCATGCTCATCAGCTCGGGGCTGGGCGTAGGCTGTATGCCCCAGTTGCGGTCGTCGGTTGGCAGCAGAATGTCTGCAAGGCGGGCCTCGGCAGCATTGGTCTTTTGACGCGTCATGCCAATGAACACCGTCGAGCGGTGGGGCTTGGCCATCTGCGTGGTCACAGGGTAGCCCTGCTCTACGCTGGTCATCATCTGACTGGCCGCCTTGGCTATGTTGTCCTTGCCGTTGTACTGGTCCTCGTCTTCAATCCAACGTTTGTCAACGCCGTAAGAGCCACGCGAACGAATCCATTCGTCACGTTGGCCGCCAAGCGAAGAGCCGAAGGACTGCAGCTTCTCAGCCTTCTTGCGCATCCGCTCTTCTGGATCTTCGTACTCGACCTCGACGTCGATTTGTTGTGGTTGGATTTGCATGGGGTTCAGTCCTCAGCTTAGTAAGGTGCTTTGGCGTAGCGTGCGTGGATAGCCAAAGTGCAGTCAATTGCAACGCTTGTGCCGCCGGTCACTGCGGGGCGAATCCACGCTGGGTTCTCGTTGACTGTGTGCACAGCGGCCGAAGTGAAAGCCATATCGCTCCCGACAGAGCGTCGAGTCAAAGGATGCCAGTTTGTGTTGTCGTTGGAGCCTTGCCATGTAATCGTGCCGCCGCCAAAGGTGCCGGTAGCTTGGCCGGTCAAATCGGCTGAGTAAGCGATAGGCACGCCAGCACCGACATCGCCGGTAGCCAAGTCAGCCCATGAGGCAAGGACCACGCCGGGGACTGAATTTCGATCGATTGTTGCTGTGATAGTAGCCATGAGAATTTCCTCAGTTAAGGTTAATCAATACCCGGTGACCGGGTCAAATACGTTGAACTCAAGCGTCGGGGCCATGCGGCTAGAACGCATGCGGCCCTCGGCCTCTTCTTGTGTCTTGGCAAAGCGCCGCATCATCATGGCGTATCGTGTTGCCGACATCAAGTCATCGCTGATTTTAACGACCATACCGTCCTTGCGGTGGTACAGCCTGAATTCTTCAAACCAGTCTTCCAAATGCGAGAACACGCGCAGGCGCATGGTCTGCATGCGGGTCAGCATCTCGGACAAGCCGGCCTCGACGCCGTTGCTGCCATCCTCGAACGTGGCCCGGTTGGGCATCATGTTCAAGCCTTGGTCCTTGTACTGCTTGGCCAGCTGTTCACCAGAACCGCCCTTGTCGCGCTGCAAGCCGTCATGGGGCCAAGCCATTGGCACCCATTCGCCGCGCGCTCGTACGGCCATTGAGTGGCCAGCAATGCCCGGTTCGCTGCGTCTGTAGCAGTCGGTCACATAAAGCGTATCGCTGTCGCGATCCCAAGCCATCCACACGACGGCGGTAGGGTGATCGACACCGAAGTCAATCGCCGCAATGCGCGCCCAGTGCGGCGGGATCGGGAAGGCCCGAATCTTGATCGCTTCCTCGACCACGGGAAACACACGGCCAGATCCCAAAATGGGAATGCCCTTGGCCCGTGCTTCGCGCTCGTGCTCAGGGTAGCTGGCAATGATCGCTGCAGCCTGCTCGGGCGTGTAGTGCTCGGCGTCGCTGATCGTCATGTTGGTCACGGTCGATGACATCGGCTTTTCCAGCAGGTATCGTTTGACAACCTCAGACATACCAAGCAACGGCGTAAAGGTCACGAAGACCTGACCGGCCGTTGCATTGGTCCGTGTCAAGCCCTCAGAATAAATTGGCAGCGGTGGCTCTTCGTCAAACCACACCAGATCCACAGTGTCGGCCTGCCACTTGGTGCGGCCTTGGTCGTAGCTGTTGAACTGGATCACGCTGTCTTCGCCGCATTCGTGGCGGACCACAATGCTTGAGACCGCATCGGGCACGCCCTGCTTCATGCTGGTATCGCGCACACAGTCAAACGGAATGGCGCCTGTGCCCCACTCCTCACGCATCTCTGGCGGGCCGAGCAGCAAACGCTGAATGCCCTTGCGGGTCAACTCGGCCGATTCGGAACCAACCATGCACCGAATGGCGTAGTTGTATCGCTTGCCCTTCCACCATGATGGGTAGCGGCCTGTCGTGTGCATCGCGACCTCGAAGGCCCCGGCCCACGTCTTGCCAAGCTGGTTGCCTGCCATGAACAAGCGCTCACGGAACTCAAGGCCAGCATTGTGAAACTCGATCTGCTTCTTGTACGGCGCATAGGTCAACAAGCGATTGCGCTTGGCCCTGATGTCCTTCAGGCGCAGCAGCTCGTACAGCTCGCGCTTCTCGTCATCGTCCAGCAGCGCAGTGTCGATGCGGTCGAGCTTGATCATCTCGCAGCCTTTGCAAGCAGCATGTTCAGCCGGTTGTCCAGCTGCTCACTGGTCAGGTCCAGCGTGCCGGACATCTTGACCTCAATGCTTTTCAGCTTTGGTTGCGTGTATTGCAGAAATTCATTGAGCGTTCGCATGCGCGTGTCAACGTCAAGCAACGGGATCATGACCGCCTTGCCTTCGTTGTCCAGCACCTGATGGCCGCCACGCATCATTGGGATCGTGGCCTTCAAGGCCTTGGCGATCTCAACGGCCGGATCGAGCCCCTCTTCAATGCAGGCTTCTGCAACAGCGCGAAGGTTGATGCGGTGCGGCGCGCTGCTCGTGCTGGCGCTCTTGCTCACTGGGTGAGCACGGCCAGTCTTGGCCGATGTCGGAAACGCCAGATCGTCCATGGTCGCCAGCTTTGGTGGCGCCCCGGCTAGGTCGGCGTTGCGACTTGGATTTCGTTTACTTGCCATTCTTCATTGCTCCCCGCACAAGGCCTTCGTTGCGCGCGCTGATCGCCTTGGCCTTGCTCTTGGCGTCAGCTTTGCTGCTGGCACCCCAAGCATTGAGACTAAGCAGCAAGCGCGTTGGCTCACCGTTCTTGCGTTCAGGGCCGGGCATATTGCCCATGCGCGCCAAGAAGGAAGCGCGGCGAGGATTGTCGCCGGCTTTGACTGGAGCTTTGAGGTTCATCCCCTCAGCCTTTGCGCTGGCGCGGCCCTTCTCGTTCAAGCCGCCTGACGGCGCCTTGCCTTCTTTGCGTTGCCAAGCGGGGCTCTTCACTTCATGGCCCCTCGGATGATGCCAGCTTTGGCCGGCTTCGCCGTCTTGGCTGACTCGTCAAAGTCGGCCTTGGTAGGCGCGCCCTTGTCGCCGGGCTGGCGCATGCGCTCACCCGAGCCAGAGGCTATGCGAGCCCTCTTGGCTTGGATGTTGGCGTACAAACCGGGCTTGGCCATTAGATCATTCCGTTGATGATGCCGTTGTTAAATCCAACGGGTGCCTTGACCGCGCCGCCTTCTTTCTTGAACGCAGGCTGCGTAGTGTTGGTGCCGGGCATTGGCACAGACACTTTGCCGGGGATCTCGCCAGCGCCTTGCGTCTGGTTGCCGCCACCGCCAATAGCAGCGCCGGGCATCTTGGCCGCGTTGCCTGTCATGCCGCCGGCTGCGCGCATTTTGTTACGTGATTCTGGGTTTGAGTAGTCTTGCATGTGTAGCTCCTTGAGATTAGGCCATCAGGCCCGGTTGGGGTTTGCGGCTGGCCGCCTCTTCATTCCACATCTGGCCGTACTCCTCGGGGCCTTCCATGGTTTGTTCTTGCGAACCTTCGCCGGCTTCTTCAGCCAGCATATTGTCCACGTATTCACGACACTCGGCGATGCTCTCGCACATGTAAGGCTCACCGCCTTCGCTGCTTGAAACCATGACCGTGCCGTCATCAGCCATTTCGATCGTAATTGTCTTGGCCATGAGGGCTCCAAATGTGCAAAAAGCCGCATGAATTGACGGCTTTTTTAGGGGTTTGTTCGCCTTTGAGCGGGCGCACCTGCGCACGCAGAGAATATACCAACGCAATTTTCGGGTCAAGTGGCAAAACTCAATTATTTTTAGTTGCGTAAAAACAACGCTTTTAGATTATTTTTGCCTTTTTTAAAAAAGTAGTTGACAGTGCCTGTCACTGTGCTACATTTGAGTTGTCGGTTGATTGTTCTTTGTTTGCTTCCCCACCCAACCGACTAGGGGATACGTTCCAGACGACCGAGAGATGTTCTGGTTAGACAGAGTCCACGAGGGCAAGAGTCTTGAGGCGGTGAGCTAAACCGGTACGTAAAGGTCCTTAATCGGGCACGTTGGTAATCCCCCGCCCACAACTAATGCCAAGCGTGCTTGGCATTGGCGGCGTATTCAGGCGGCCGTGACAGCTTGATATTTTTTGGAGATCGATATGCCAGTTGTTTTTCTGACAATTAAAAATGTTTACGGTGTTCCCAAGATTTACCCTGATTCAAGCAACAGCACTGCGTTGCGGCTTGCCAAGTTGATTGGCACTAGGACCTTCAGCGCACAACAAGTTGCTGACATCAAGGCCCTTGGCTTTGAAATTCAATACAGCAACGCTTATGTTGCTGCTCAGGTTTAACAGGAGATCACTATGAACATCACTACTGCAATCCAAATCATCAACGACAGATGCGAAATCTACGGCATGAGCTTGCTCGACACCGTGATCGTGATGAGAGAGATGTTGGACAACGACGAGTTGGACAACAGAGAAGCCGTGGCTCTTCGCGTGTTTATGCGCGAAGGTCGTGCAATGTTTGCCCCCGCTTAAAGGAGATTGATATGAAATATCGCAACGAACCGATCGTTGTCCAGCTTGTCAAGTTGGACATGCCGCTAGTTGAAGTAGGCGGCAAACGCTTCGACACCCTGCGCGAAGACTTCTACGACAACGTGGTCAACCTGACCGTCAACGCTCGCCGGTTTATCCCGGTCTTTTCGCCGTACGACATCGCGCTCAGCGGTGGCGAACCTTATTCTGTTTGGAGGTAATTATGGAATCTTTGCAATCGCGTTATCAAATTTACGTGGCCTGTGCCGAGTCGCTCGGCTTGCCAATTAAATCTTTTGAAGAGTGGCTCAACTCTTAATCCCAGCGTGCTGCACCGTGACAGGGTGTAGTGCAGTGTGATTAACACTCCGATCCAGCCGGATGCTGGTGTGCCTTTGGAGATCATTATGGCAAAAGCAATCATTCAGGCGATCACCGCCGACGACATCGATACCTTGGGTATCTTGCTGGCTGACATCAGCCGCTTGACCAAGGAAGCTGACGCGATCAAAACGCGTTTAAAAGAAGGTGGTTTAGATAGCTACGACGGCGAGGTGTTTAGCGCTGTTGTGGTTAAGCAGGACCGCACCAGCTACGACCCACGCAAGGTCGAAGAGCTGCTAGGTGACTTGGTCAGCCAAGTCGAAAGAGTCAGCAAAGTGACCAGTGTCAAAGTCACTGCTCGCAAAGCATAAGGGTGGCAGTCATGGAATACAAAGTCGATGACTGCCCGGGCGACGACGATCGCTCGCCCTGCTGGTTCGTTTACAAAGCAATTGCTGGGTCGAATGTTTCGCCCATCATTGAACGGTTTTACGGACCCGACGCTGAGTTTGACGCCCGTCTTTACGCTGACTGGCTTAACAACGCGCCCACAGATGTTGGATGTGAGTTTGACATTGGGCGCGCCTTGAATTGAGGAGTGCATCATGAGAGTTGTTTACAGGGCCCCTTCGGCCACCGTGTTCTACGAATTCGAATACGAAGAATTCGTTGTGAAGTTTTATCGCGAAGGCGTCTACCTTGCAGAGGCTGACTACTTCACCACAGATCGCGCTGAAGCGATCGAAACCGCATTGTCTTTTACTGAGGA